GGGTAAGCTTGATCAACTTACACCATGGGGTTCTTTCGCGATGTACTCAAATGCGGCGCACAAAATGCAATCGGTTGCACCCTGATCACAGGGGCCGTTGCGGTTGGCATCGCAGCGCTTGAAGTGAGAGCAGCTATAGGTGCTTATGAGTTCACTAATTACGCTTTACACACTAGTATTGATTACATACGGACTAGGGGGGAATCTCTACAGCCCGTCCCACAGTATCCTTCCGACAACACCAGTGAGGCGTTCGGTGTTGATCTTGTTTCGGAGGAGAGCAATCTCAGCGACCATCTTGACACCATTCCTGAGGAAACAGATGGCAGCAAGGTTGTGCGACCAGCCCGAGCGATAATTCGCCGCCATGCCCGTGGAAAATTTTCCTATTGTTTAGCAATGGCTGCGAAAAATGCATTTGGAGGCACTCCAACTAACACCAAGGCCAATCAAATGAGTGTGATGAGGTTCATGGTTGGAAAGTGCGGGGAGCATCATCTCACTGATGCTAGTGCCAGGGTCGCGTGCGCTGAAGCAATGTCTGTGTGCTTCACCCCAGATATTTCAGAGATAAACATGTTTAAGGGGTTGAATTCACATGCAGCATACCTTAGGACGGCTGCGCTGAGAGAGGCCAAACGAGTGGACTGTTGGTGGTACAACCTGCTCCTGCACCCGCTCGCGGCAAACGCTTGGCAACGGGCTTGGATGGTTCTGAATCGCCTCGGCGATTTGGAAGCATTTGAGTTCATCAAATAGGGACGTATATTCCAGCTCGAGGGTGTGGATACAAAGATCCGGAGGGGGTCCCACCCTTTAATGGTTGAGCTGGAAAAACCCATACCCCCAAAGTGCAGAAAATTGTTCGGCATCACAGGACTACACACTAACATTGAGTACCGGCTCCACAATCATAGTTTCAACAACTTGAGACGGGGCTTGATGGAAAGGGTGTATTTTGTCGAAAACAAGAGTACGAAGACTCTTTCCCCATGTCCTGAGCCTGAAGTGGGAGCTTTCACTGCTCTCAAGAAATGGAGGCGACGCTTTAGCAGTATTGTTGGGCAGCATCCCAGGATCTCCGCAGAGGAATTTGTGGATTGTTATCATGGAAGGAAGAAGACAATATACGCTAATGCCGCTGCATCCTTACAGCAGAAACCACTTCAGCGAAATGACGCCAGATTGAAAACGTTTACCAAAGCGGAGAAATTTAATTTTACGGCAAAACCTGACCCAGCACCAAGAGTGATTCAGCCGAGAGAACCAAGATACAACGTGGAGCTTGGACGGTATTTAAAACGATTTGAGCATCACGCCTACAGGGCACTCGACAAGATCTGGGGAGGACCTACCGTTATGAAAGGTTATAACGTGGAAGATGTCGCAAAGAACATCCTGGCAGCGTGGGACCAATTCCGTAGACCAGTGGCCATTGGCTTTGATATGAGCCGATTTGATCAACACGTCTCCGTGCCAGCGCTCCAATTTGAGCACTCATGCTACCTATCCTGTTTCGGCAATGACCCATATTTGGCCCAGCTACTCAGCTGGCAAATTGACAATTTTGGCATCGGGTTTGCAAACAATGGACTAATACGCTACAAGAAGAGAGGCTGTAGAATGAGCGGGGACATGAACACCGCTCTGGGAAACTGCTTGTTAGCTTGCATTATCACCAAAGAGATTGTTAAGGACATAAAGGCAAGACTGATAAACAATGGGGATGACTGCGTGCTCATTGTTGAACAAAAAGACCTGGATTTCGTCGTGAGTAATTTAACGACGGGTTGGTCCAGGTTTGGATTCACCTGCATTGCAGAGGAGCCAGTCTTTGAGCCCGAGAAGATCAGATTCTGTCAGATGGCCCCAATTTTTGATGGTGAAACTTGGCTTATGGTGCGTGACCCGGATTACAGTCTCAGCAAAGATTGTTACAGCTTAGTTCATTGGAACAGCAAGAAAAATTGTCAAATGTGGATGAAATGTGTCGGAGAAGGAGGTATCGCGCTCACAGGCGGGGTGCCAGTTGTCCAGGAGTTCTATAAGTTGTATCTGAGAGAAAGTGAAGGTGTGAAGGTCAGTCAAGGACTAGCCGAACATTGTGCCGCTGGCATCTACGGCATGGTGAACGGCTCAAAGCGAACATATCGACCACCCACCCCAGAGGCTCGGTTTAGTTTCTACAAGGCATTCGGAATGCCCCCTGATTACCAGGAAGCTCTCGAAGAGTTCTATAGAAACGAAATCCTTGACTTAGAGTGGGTGGTGCCTGGAAAAGACCTAACCACCTTCAAATGGACATAGAAATCAAAGAGATTGACAACAGATCTGGGAAAACGGTTGTGAATAGAGGCAAGACGAAGGCAAAGAAGAGCATAGCCAAAGATGCTATCCGCAAACCTCAATCTGACAGTTCTATCGGGGGTAATTGGGTTGTTGTTGCTGACACGGTCAACTTTGAATTTACCATCAATTTATGACTTGGTGCCTTTCAGCTTACCCCGCTTGGTAAAACTTGACCAGATTATCGCTTTTGCATTCCTCGGACTTTTATTGAACCTGCTTAACTGCTCCCAGACTGTTATTTCCCACCGCTACTCAAACGACAACAGCAAGACACAGTACGTAACCATCAGCACTCCATCACGATGAGCAATCTCCGCAACGACCCGCGAGTCGCAAAGCTTGCTGCCCAAGGCTCCGCCTGGGCCAAACGACTCATGAACAATGGTTGGGGTGGGCTTCGGCCGAATCAGAAAGCTGCAGCACGGCAAGCACTGGGGATCCTCCCCGCTCCTGTTGCCACTCCCGTGACCACCACCAGGTTAGTCAACGGTAACCCTACCAACCAGAGGCGTAAACGCAATCAGCCTGGCAATCTGCGTACTGATACGCCAGTCACCAGTACTGAATTCTTCGCCGACGTGCTGTTACACACTGGAGAAGACGCAAACATCCGCTCTTGGGTCATCAACCCCCGAGAGGTCAGCCTCTTCCCTCGGCTCTCTATCCAATCCGCGCTGTACGACAAGTACCGCATATCATCTCTCCGAGTTCGTTTCGCTTCCTCTTGTTCGTTTGAAGTGAACGGGAAGATCATGCTCGGGTTCATTGGAGACTCCTCTGATGAGGTACCCGTCACAAAGATCGACGTTCACTCCCTCACTAAGACAGCAGAGTGCACTGCTATGCAGAACATCATTTTTAACGTGGGAGGAGACAACATCACCCGCTTTCTCGGCGACAGAGCAAGCGACGACCCGAAGCTTGTCAACTTTGGCCGTATCGTGCTCTGCACTTACGGCTTTGACAGCAATGCACCATCCATTGTCGGAGAGTTGTCTGTCGAGTACACCATCACCCTACTCAATCCATCCCCTGTTGCTAGTCTGTCTCAAAGGTGGATCAGCGGCAGCTCCAAAGGAATAGGGTTTGTCGAGTACACACATGATGTCGCAACAAAGACGTACCAATTCGACTTCCAAACAGGAGGGCGGTATTGTCTTATTGTCGCCACGGACAAAGGGGTCTTTGGATCTCCTCTTGTAACAGGGTCAGTTCAAACGCAGTCACGTGTGGTGACTGACGGAACCGCCACACTCATGACGGTGTCCGTAGATATGAAAGCTCCTAATGGCACCATCAGTTGGATTCCGCCAACAGATCAAGGTGCACTCACTGAGTGGATTGTCACTCGGGTATAACGGCTGGTCACCGTACCTCCCAGTCCGATAGCGCTTCCGGTCAACGACTCTTCCCTAGCTCCCGGCACTTCTCTTTCCGGCACATGCTAAGGACGTTGATCGGACTCACGTGTATAGGGCCGGAGGGATACCCTTGCGTCTTCAATCACACTCTCGTTACCTGCGTGAACCTAAAATCCTTCGGGTGGGCTGGAACACGCTCCAAGTTTCCTTGTGAAAGAAAGTGTAGAACTTCCATTAAAGTTTCTACACGCC